GCATGAGGATTTGTCTCCAGTCGCACATAGCGGCCATCGATCTTTACTAAATCCAGTCCTGTATATTCTCCGTCACTAAAGCAGCGGGTGGAGCCATCCGAAATCAACGCAAAACGATATCTGTCTGTGACGGTGTCTTTAAAACCGACTGTTCCCCCGTCTTCCAGCTGAACAACATTCCTTTTGTTCGGACTTTGTACGCGGGTAACAGCAGAATTTGGCTTATACAGCATCTCCCCGACCCATTCCCTCGAAGCCAGCCCTTTTACATCCTCCAGTGTCACCTTCTGCCCGTTCGGCAACTCAATTTCCACCTGGCCGGTGTCTGTCATCCACTGCTGCATTGCCTGGAGAAAGTAAACGATATAGCCCTGATTGGCTGACATGGTGCGGGCTGCATCCGAAATGGTATCCGGGACTGTGGTGGCAATGGAGTATTTCGCACCACTGAGCGTTACCGGGGCATTGAATGACAACACCAGTTCGGTATCACTGTTTACCGCGCGGATCATCATGCTGACCGGTGCTATACCGTTCTCGATGCTGATAAGCTGGCCCGGGGCCACACCGTGAATGTTCTTTTTCCACTGCGTACCAGTGCCGGTCACAATCGGTGAACCGGCATTAATGGCTATGGTGCCGTCGGTGTAAATCATGGGGTTTCCTTAAATTTCAGACGAAAAAAAACCGCCGGAGCGGTTGTTGGAGGAGATTATTTATTTTGATTTTAGTTTTGCGGATCGAAGTAAGCGACGGTAACGGCGATAATCAGTCCTCTGTACTCTTGCCTTTAACACATGTAATTTTGTCAAACGTATCCATGCGGATCCAGCCATGCAAACCCAGAACAGGATCACCTGTACTGAAAAACCGTTTACTGTCCGGCGCATATTTTGTCAGCTTAGCTGAATAATGCCGGTTATCCAGCCCCTCAAACATATGCCCGGTGCAATCCACTGGTTTGGTGTATACGTTATGGCTGCAGGCTGTCAGCGTAGTTATTGCAGCTAATGTGATTAATTTTGATATATTCATTCTTATATCCCCGTTGTATCTATTATCATTATATATAGCGGTATATCACATGATTTAAAAGATTGTGATGCATGCGGTCTGGAATACGTATCAACCAACAGACGTACTTCCAGTTTAGAACCGTTCATTCGCCAGAAATAAGACTCGAATTCCATATATTCATCATAATTTGTTCTTTTCTGAGCACCACCGCCAAATACAACTGCACAGTTATTACCATTATTAGGCATTGTCATAGACCACATTGTATCAGGCCATAGTTTAAGCCGCTGAACATGCAGTATATTTGCAACGCCCCAGTTAGTATTATATACCACCTGATTGGTTAGCGGGTTTATCACAACTATTCCCGTTTTTTGATTACGCACCTTAACAGGAGCGTTGCCAAACTCCCAGATTTCTATATTTCCGCCGGGACCGTCGCGGAAAGGCATCGAGACAAAAGCATTGTTATTCGTATTGTCAAACGCCTGACCGCCTATTCTGACCCAGAATGATGCTCTGGCTGCGATCATTTGTGTTTTCGGATGAACTCTGGCAGGAAAATAAACCTCTTTAATGGTTCCCTGTCCTGCATCCTGCACTTTCGGACAATGAAACGACTGTTTTCTGATTAGCCCTAACGCTATATTAGTGCCGTCAATTTGCATCCGGCCGGTGTCACCAAAACATATAAAACCGTGTTTCATGATTTTACACCATATAATATACGCATATAAGTTTCCCTGGCTCTCTGTTCGTCGTTTCGCCTTAAATTACCCTCAAAAATAATAACGCCATTTTCAACCCGGCAATCGCACCAGCCGTTATGATTGAACCAAAAGCTCGGATTAACCCAGACAAAAATCTCCCCCATAGGGAGCAGGTTCCGGTGATCCCAGCTGTATTTAAACTGACCGACCGGTGCAGGATTAATATCATGCCAGCCGACGAACCGACCGAGTCTTTTACCGGAATCTAATATTTTATTACCGCGATCATCATATACAATAATCCCGTGAGCCATATTAATACCCCGATATATCACCAATAATGACCGTCAGCCGGTTATTGTCATATACTTTAATACCGCCCGCTGTAATACCGGTACCGTTTGTTGTTGTTCCGTCAAAGAACTCAAATTTATTAGCCTTTGCATCCAGAATAAAACCCTGTTTACCCGGCACATAGTTCTCCGACTGCATTTTGTCAGTGACAACCACACTGTTAAGCCATGCCTGATTAATGAACGCCTCACGCATAAAGACCTGTCCGTCCTTCATGTACATGAACATGTCCATCGATTTTTTCACCGGATTATAAAACGCAAACTGCTGAGCGTTAAAGCCCATGATGGTATCGACCTTGCCGCCTTTCAGCTCTGCACCAATCACCATACCAGCATCATAATTCACACCGTCATACACAATACTGACCAGTGACTTCCAGATTGCCGAAGCCGTTCCCTGCTCCATGTCGTATTCGGCTTTAATGGAATTCTGCGCACGGGCAAAGCTCTCATCTGCCGTGGCCTGCACCGCATCAAGGTGCTCAGCAAGCGCTTTAGTTTCCGTTACCACGTAGTTATCAACGCGGATAATTTCAGCCCTCATCACACCGTTTTCACGCTGCAGGTGCATCCACTGGCCGTAGGCGTTATTGGCGTTGTTGATGATGGCCTCGAAGTTATCATCCGCCTGCGACTGCAGATCTTTGATGATTTGAGAGTCGCCCAGCCCGGCGGCCACTTCATCAATAATGGTCGATGCATCGAACTCAGCCACACCGCGCACAAACTCAGTCCAGGGGGACTGATTGCCGGTTTTATCTACCAGGCGGGCGCGGAAATAAAACGCGGTACCGGCGGCCAGACCGGCCAGTTCGTGAGAGCGGGACGGGTACGGCACATCGGCCAGCAGTAACAGATTCTGCCCGTCATTGGTTTTGCTGTACTGAATTTCAGTTTTCAGGGTGTCTTCCGTGAATTTCCCGAACTCCCAGTTCAGTTTGATCCCGAATACCAGTGTGGCCGCGCGGAAGTTCAGCGGCATCGGCGGATCACCCACCTTGCCGGTCAGCCGGGTTTCCTCTGAATATCCCCAGCCGCTGGAGATTTCCGCTGCGTTAATCGCTCTTACCCGTACCAGGTAGCGACCTGAATAGACCCCGGGAACGTCAAACGAGGTGGTGGCATTGCGCGGCACATTGATCCAGTTGCCGTCATCACGCCGCCACTGCGCCTCATAAGCAATGGCATTCTCCGCCGGTGACCAGGTAACCTGCATAGTTTCAATGCTGATCCCCTGGTTAACAACAGAATAAGAGCTGACAGTGATATCTTTCGGCGGGAACTGGTTACCTGGCGGAATAACACTGATTGGCCGTTCATCGAGTACCGCGCCGGTATCTATCCGGTCGTATTTGTCCGGATCATGCATGGCCGCCGATATCGTGAACGTGCCGTCATCATTCTCAGTCACGCTCACCACCCGGTACTGCTGGGCGTACAGCTCGTCTGATTCTGTCACCCAGACACATTCCGGCTCCGGCGTTTCACTGTATTCCGTGGTAACAGTTATAACGTTATCCGTGACCATCTGTATGGTGCGGGCCTGTGATTTACCGGACGGCAGGTTCAGCATCAGCCGGTCACCGGGTTCTGCATCCGGCTTACGGTCGAGTGTGATGCTGCGGCCATTCACCGCACTGACGCGGCCGCCGGTCACTTTCCCGGACAGGTTTTCATCCGCCACTGCAATGATGTAGCCCGGCTGCGGGATATTACCGTCCAGCCCCACACCGAATGTCACTACGCGGTCTTTGTTGTTGGTCAGAATGCCCCAGCGGCCTTTGCGGTTGGCCTCTGACTGGCGTGTACAGCCGATTGCCGTCATTTCCAGCTGATTAAAGCCGAACCGGTAAACCAGCTCATTTTCAAACACCGGCTCCATCGCATCGGCATAGCCGTTCAGCGGATCTGAGTACGACACCAGCGCGGAGGAATAGCGGGCCTTACTGCTGCTGCCGGAATAGGTGAAACGACCGTCCAGCACGTTGGCTTTGGTGTAGCTGTAATCAATGTCGCGCGGCATATCCGCCAGGGTGATAATCTGGTTACCGCCCCAATAGGTCATGCCCCGGAAGATAGCCGCAAAGTCACGCAGCACGGTATAAGCTTCATTGCGATCCTGCACATACACGTCACAGACATAACGCGGTTCGGTACCGCTGCCGCCCTTACCATCCGGCACCGGCTGATCACAATACTGCGCAACCCGGTACAGCTCCCACTTATCGATATTCTGCATTTTGATGCGGTCGCCGAGGCCGAAGCGATCGGAAACCACGATATCGTAAAATATCCAGGCCGGGTTATTAGTCCATGCCCATTTAAACGAACCGTCCCAGGTACCGGAATATGTCCGGTGCTCCGGGTCATAGTTTGACGGTACACGGATAATACGCATTTTCGGCTCACAGGTGACCTGCGGGATAGAGCCGTTAAACTGTTTTGAGTCAAACTCGATATACAACAGCGCGGTATGCGGATACCTCAGTTTGGCATCAATCACCTCGGTGTAGCTCTGTAACACCATGGTATCGCCTATTTTGGCGCTGTTGGCATCCAGCGTGATTTTCCGCACCCGCAGTGTCCAGGATGTGGCCGACTGTGGCAGATCAATACGGTGAGTACGCTCATAACCTGATGTAGTTTTCCCCTTCACCCGGCCGTCCACAACGGTTTTCCAGCTGCCGCCGTCAGTCTGCAAATCAATGGCGTATTTCACCTCGTTACCGACCATGTCCCCGTTATCCTCCTGGCGGAACAGAGACGGCCATTTCAGGCGTACGCGGACCGCAGACAACTGCGGGTTAGTAAACGCATACGCCCACGGTGTGCTGCTCTGCACAGTGGTACCAACCGTGATTTCATTCTCCGCCGCCGGCATCCCCTGAATATAGGTTTGCGCCTGGGTACCGGGGCGGTATTCCCACACCACACCGGGAAAGTTTTCCGACCCGTCAGCGTTCAGCAGCGGCGTACCATCCAGAAAGATATTCTTCCCGGTCAGTTCACCGGCAAATTCCCCTTCCCCGAGGGCGATCAGCAATTTGGCTTTGGCAACGGACTGTAAATCGTCCGGCTGTTCGACGGGCGTGCGCGGGCTGCCACCGCCGCCTTTGCGGCCTGTGATTTGTGTCATTGTGGGATTCCTGCTGAAAAACTGAGAAAGGGTTACTGCTGATCTTCGACGTAAATTCCGGCTGAGATAACGGCTCCGCCGATGCGGCGCTTACCGTAACCGATCGGTACCGGGTAGCCCTGAGAAACGGTGTTCGTCGGCGCGCCGAACGCATAGGACGGTTTGTTTTCGCCCTGGTCTTTCATGGCGATCCCGTTTGGCTGAGGGGACAGCATCTGGATAATGCCGCCCAGCATCATAGCCGCACCGGTTGTGGCCATAAAGCCGGTCATACCACCAGCCGCAAAAGCAGCACCGATACCACCTGACATAAATACAGCCGCAGCCACCAGCACTGCACCAAATATTGTTTGGAATAAGCCACCGCGTTTGCTGCCGATAACAACAGGTATAATCCTGATAACATCACTTGTTACCGGAAACCCAAGATCATCTTCACCGATATTTTTTTTACCCCGAAACACTGCATAAGTCAGCCCGCGCGATTTACTGGTATTCAGAAATTGCTCAAAACCAGGAATAGTGCAACATAGCGCCCGAATAGCTTCTGATGTAGTGCTTATTAAACGCTGATGTGTTTTGCCAAACGTTTTACCTAACACACCACCAAGTTCTATTTTTACCATGATTTCCTGTGACATATTTACCCCATAAAAAACCCGCCGAAGCGGGTTATATTTATTTAATTTAAATACATGAAGTTATAGAATTTATTCTATTATCTATTCTGTATTTAAACATTCCTCCCTGATGATAAAAACTAATATTTGTTTTATCTCCGGTACTGATCACATCAACTAATTCAAGTTGTCCCGCTGAATAAACAGACCACCCATTTTTTGCAGGCTGTATAAAGACGCTTCCGTATGTTTGGCTTTTTTCTTGCCATCCATAGAGAATACAATTGGCTACTTCTTGAGCTGTTTTATCTGATTCAAATTTATTATCTGCTGGCCGCTGACGAAGTTCTTCCATTCCTGCGCATCCAGTAACAATAAAAACAAATAGCAGCGTTATAATTTTCTTCACTACCCACCCCTACATACATTTAATAAACAACTGTCATTCAGGGTAATAGTAGTAAGTCACGTTGTCATGTGCAATTTATGTCTCAGCACCATAACTGTGCGATCACGCCAATAACCGCCATACGGAACCCGCTGACTCAGATGTCCGTACAAATGATGCAGCAGTATATTATCACCCAGCAGAATACCGGCATGATTAGCGACAGGTGCCTGTACCTGCATCACTATCACATCACCGGGTTGCGGGTCGTCAACCTGAATAAATCCAGCCTCCTGCCAGTTATCGGCGTACCGGTTCTCATCCTGCTCCCACCAGGGATAATCCACCCGGTAATCCGGCAGTTCAATGCCGCGTTCCTGCCGAAACCAGCTCATTACCAGCCCCCAGCAGTCCGTAAACCCGAGCACAAACGGCCGACCGAGTAATGGTAATTCACCGCGCGGCTGAACAGTCCGCAGATCCCCCTCCGGCCAGCTGACGATGTACCACGGCACGCCAAGGGCATCACACTGTGCTTTATCCAGTTCTGACGGCTGAGTGGTGGCATCCGGGTGACTGTGTACAATACCGGTCACCGTACCCCAATCCTCAGCAACGGCGTAATCCTCCGGCGATAATACAAAATGCTCTTCCGGCGTGACCGCTACATTGCGGCAGGGAAAATATTTCACTACACGGGATTTTTGCGCGATCACCCCGCAGCACTCGCGGGGGTATTCACGTTCTGCGTGTGCAAAAATAGCTGCCTGAATGTTTTTACGCATCATTATTTCCTCAGTAATGAGGTTCCCGGAAAGCCGCCAAACGGGATCGGATTGTTTTTGCCGAAGCGGGGGAAGCAACCTGTGTTCAGCATGCCGCTGCACTGATCCTGTGCCGGATCATCCACACGATTGCCGTGCTTATCGAAATACCCGTTCTGCCCGACATAATCACAACCGTCACCGGATTTGTATTTGCCGCGTATGCACCAGGTACACATTGCATGCAGTTGCCGCGTCGGGATCAACACCCCCTGCAAATCCATCGGACTGGCTAATTCAAACTCGATAACCTCATTGGTTTCCGAGGATTTGCTGTCGATATAAAAGACCGAGACTTTTTCCTGTGTCGGATCTTCCGCCGGATTGCCGTCCGGGAAATTATCAGCATCCAGATAGTGCGCCAGGGTATCGTGTATCGTGACTTTCGCCTTCAGCATGTCATCGTATGCCAGACACAGTGCAGTGACCGAACCGTCCAGATTTGCCACCGATAACTTCGGCTGCGCACCGGATCCGGTTGTGGATGCCTCAATCCCGTCAATCTGTACCGGCCACGCGCGGTATTCATTACCCTGCCACCAGATGGATTTCGCCGGTAATTTTTCCGGATCACCACCAGCGGCAGTAATCTCTGCCTCTGTGTGCGGGATATTGTATGCATGGAACCGCAAAATATCCGGTGCACCGAACGCGGTACCATCAACCTCAAAAAGCCGGACGGCATTACCCGGTTCCAGCTTCTGGTAATCGTTTGTGATCATGGTTTAAACGCCTGGGTAAAAGTGAGAGAAAGTGAATAGTTGTCACCGCCGAGCGGGGTAAGTTTATGCTCGGCGCACCGGTATAACCCCACAGGTTCAAGCGGGGGTTTCCACTGAAAAGCCTTTATGCCGCCGTGACGGTCGATAAACTGACGGATAGCCGTGATGTACTCCCCGCGACCGGTAAATTCCAGTGACCACTTCTGGCTGCGGGCGTTGATACCGTCACCGGATACCTGCTCATAACCATCACCGAACTTCGCCCTGCGGATTTTATAGGTGATGTCCTCCGTGGGATTAACACGGGGACACCAGGTGAATGTTTCGATCATCTTTTCCCCTTAGTCAGATTCCAGACGGCTCCGCCGGGGCGGGTGTCTTTGTCCATTAGTACGCGGAAACGCTGATCGACGAATGCGGCAATTTCATTACCAAACTGCTCATAACCAGCCGACGACTGCGTCTGGCTGCTGCCGTTACTGTCTATGGTAATAAACACCTGTGGTGCCGCTGAACCGCTGTTCTGATTTCCGCCGAGCGCCCGGACACCGAGAGAGCCATCCGCCGCCCGTGTTAACGGCATAATCGCTTCCGGTCCGGCCTCACCCATCAGCCCGGCACCTTTGGCAAACGCAAAATAAGTCGGAGTGCTGACTATCTGATTACTGTACGCACTCAGGCCCGGGGAGTCATAAACCCCGCCTTTGGCATTTGCCGCGGCACCTCCCAGGAAGTTACCGACAGCACCAATCCAGCCACCGGCATCTGACATGGATTTCAGGCTGTTCACGATGGCAGCGTTGACCAGTATTTTCTGGATGGATTTAAGGACATCTATTGACCAGTCGCGCCAGCTGGCTTTATTTCCGTTCAGCATGTCAGTGATGTTATTCACCATACCGCCCATGGCGCTCTGCACTGCTGATGCGGTTTGCTCCGCATAATCTCCGGCCTCAGCAACCCAGTCTTCCATCCCCCGGGTCACCCCGCTGGTCCAGTCAGACTGAACTTCTTTTATTTTCTGATATTTCAGGTTGAGCGCGTCAATCTCGCGGTTATAGGCTTCGGTCGCACTTTTTCCCTGATCCGATTTGGCATAAACACGATCAATCTGCTGACGCTCTTCATACAAACTGCGCCGGTTTCCGCCCATCCCACGGGTTTTATCGATTTGCTCCGCTTCATCACTGAATTTACGGGCACCGTCACGCATCGCTTTCAGCGCATCATCCATTTCACGCTGCTTTCTGACCGCCTCGTCGGCCTTTTGTGTCCACTCCGCCAGGGCAACAGAGGATGCGCGGATCGCTTTTCGCTGCTCATCCGTCCATTTTGTACCGGCTTCATGTGCTGCGGCATAAAGATCTGCGGCTTTTTCCCCCTGCGTGGCCCTGACTTTCTGAACCTCCGTGGCCACACTCAGATCCGCCATTTTACGGGCATACTGCTCCGCCTGACGTTCCGCTTCTTTCTGCTCTTTATTGAAGGCACTCTGGGCGCTTTTACCCTCTCTTAATTCTTTGTTCTGTTTTTCCAGATTCCGGTAAGCGGCAACCTGGTTATCTATATATCTCTGCCGGTTATCGCGATGGGCACTGTCATCAGTCAGCCCCTGATCATCCGCAGCGAACTCAGCCTGCCGGATAACACGGGCTTCCCCGGTCAGTGTTGACAGCTCTTTATCCCGCTCTGATTTCTGAATGAAATCCTGCTGTTTTTCGCTGAGAGGCGCTGCCGGGATACGCATCGGACTGTTAACCAGTGCCTGGCGGTTGGTCAGGATCTGGTTGCCGATGGACATAATACGGTTAAACTCGGTGTGCTCAGCATTTACCATCAGCAGAGAATTACGCATATTGGCCTGCGCCAGAATCTGCTGACGGATCAGAAAATCACGCTGACTTTCGACCGCCTTCAGTGCTGACTGAATCTCTTCCGATTTTTTGCTCAGCTCATTGAGCCTGCTCTGTTCAACCGAAAGCTCATCCTGCGCAGCAGCCAGGGATTTAACCGCATCTTCCTGACTGATAAGATGGTTAATCAGGTAGCCGTTGATGCTGGGGCCGGGTGAGGCCAGCATCTGCTGATATCCTGCTATCGCTGATTTTAATCCCTCGACTTTCTGACGCTGTTCATCAACCAGTTTATTCTGTGCAGCCAGTGATTCCTTGGTTTTACCGGAGTTATCAGCGGTTTCCGGCAGCGTCATTTTATTAAGATTGGCACGAACCTGGTCAATGGTGGCGGCGTATTCAAGTGCGGACTGTCTTGCCTGCTCCTGCTTCTGGTACATCGTGTACCAGGCACCGGCACCCAGCATCACCAGCCCCGGAATACCACCGACCAGCCCCAGCGCACCACCAAGAAGACGTGAACCGACAGATGTGACGTTATTCAGGTTGTTTTGTGCGATATTGCGGGCGTTAATATTGCGTGCAACGGATGCCTGTACAGCGGCAAGCCGCTTTTCTGCGCCTGCCTGCGCATCGGTTCCGCGTGCAGCTGCCAGTGATTTTTGTGCCCGGTATTCTGCTGCACGCGCTCTGGCAACCGCAATTTGTGTTCCGCGCAGCTGGGCCTGCGCAAGAGCGACCTCGCCTTTTGCGGCATTTGCCACGCCGATAGTAGCTCTGGCTACACTGGTGGTCAGCCCGCCGAAATACCGTGCAAGGCCAACCCCGACCAGTGCCCCTGCAACAGTGGCGATGGTGTCTATATTCCCGGCAATACCATTCAGCGCCCCGGTCAGTGTACTCGTTGCACCTGACGCCTCATTAGCCCCGCCAACCCACGCCATAAAGGCGTTTTCTACCTTTTGCGAAGCCATACTGACGGTCTGCGGTAACTGCTCAAATTCTTTTCTGAGTTGCTCCGTATTTGTCAGGATCGGGACGATTTTATCCGTGGTCAGCTGCCCGCTCTGCGCCATATCACGCAGACCGCCGATGGTGGTACCCATTCCGGCTGCCAGCAGTCTGGCCAGTCGTCCGCCGTTTTCCATGACGGAGTTGAATTCTTCTCCGCGCAACACACCGGAGGCCAGTGCCTGACTCAGCTGAGTGGTAACGGAACTGGCTTCCGCCGCACTGGCACCGGATAAAATCAGTGAGGTGGCAATCGTTTCTGTGACTTTAGCCACATCCCCCGAGGCATAACCCGCATCACGCATCGACTGTGCAATACGGGCGTACAGGTTGGTATTTGCCGCCAGAGATGTGCCGGTACGCTGACTTAACGACATCAGCTCCTGCTGCGCACGGCTGAAATCCTCCGCAGACACAGAGGCCAGTTTCAGGCGACCGCTTAACTGGCTCCAGGTATCGGCATAACTGATAAGCTGCTGCGTGGCAAAAGCACCGGCCATAGCCCCCATTACGCCGGTTACTGTCGATTTTATTGATGACAGTTCATTATTCAGCTCACTGATTGCCCGTTTCGTTTCGCGTGATGCCGATGCGGCTTTGCGGCCGCCCTGCTCCAGCGTCCGGTAATAATTCTCCCCCATCCGTGAGGCGCGGGCTATTTCAGACTGAAACGAGGATGAATTAGCCGATATTTTAATAATAAGCTCACGAAGCTTCGCCATTACTCCCCCGTTCAGAAAATAAAATCAATGTTCAGAAATAGATCCGAGAAACTCTTCCAGACTGTCACCGGCCGGCCTCTCATCCTGAGCGCCCCATTTCAGCAACGCATCATTCAGGCTGAGTTTGCCGCCCTGTGCGCCGCACAGTGATGAGACAATATGGGCCGTCTGTATGTCACTGCGGATGTCCCCGATCGGGCTGAGGCGGTCAAAGGCCATCCACATGGTCAGCTCACCGGCGCTCATCGTTCTGGTCAGTTCATCCACTGTGCGCCCCATCCGGAGCGCCAGTGTCATCAGAAAAAACATCCCGGGCTGTGCTACTTTTTTTCCGCTTCATCCGGCGTGGTCATCAGATCAAGTGCCTGTTTCAGCAGACGGGCATGAACCGGCCCGTAAACAGCCATCACTTCTTCAGTGTCGTCATCACTGAACACCCGCTCTTTATCTTCATCCAGCAGCACATCAGAAAACATCACCACATCAGCCCGCAGATTGCGCTGCGCCTGTTCTGCCTCTGACAATTTTTCATCCCCGTCTGCGCCGGTATTCATCAGCTCACGCCATCTGAGCCAGGCTGCCGAAGACGGTTCCCGCAGAATAACGGTGACGCCGCTCCATTCAGGTACCTTCACCATCTTTGAACGGAAGGCGTTTTTTGGACTGAGTGCCAGTTCTTTTAATGACAGTTTCGGATTCGCCACGGCTTACTCCCTCTTTCCCGGCTCAGTTACCGCCCCGTTTTTCAGCGGAACAGGCTTACCTTTCATGCGCAGCGTGAAAGACGCGGTGACTACCCCGCTGGTTGTCACACTCCAGCTGTTCTGACGGACTTCTGCCAGGAAGGCATAACCATTACCGGACGGAAACTCCACTTTGAACGCATGGATCGTGTCATTGTCATAGGCAGCACGCAGCGCTTCCTGCCCCTCATCCGGTGACCAGTTACCAGAAATTGTGACCTCCCCCGGGGATGCCAGGCCATTAGTCATTTCCTGCTCAGTCGAACACAGGGTGGTGACATCAATGTCCGACTTCTGTCCGCCGGCATAACCGATCTCTTTGGCCGCACAGGCCAGCGGCAGAAACTCAGCAGATGCGGGATTGGCTTCTGTTGCCGGCAGTTTTGAAATACTGATTTTCGTGCCCTGCGTTTTTTCATATTTGCTAGACATAGTTATTTTCCTGTAAGCATAAAAAAGCTGCCGCAGCAGCTTGTTGTTCAAGATTACGTTATTGCCAGACCTGGCACTCCAGCGTGGCCCGGTAAAGCGCGGTATCGGCTTCATACCCCTGTTTCTCAGTGAACTCAGCCGGTGAAAGCGGAGAAACAGCAGCAACAGACAGTTCCCTGATCCGGCGGGCTTCATCGATGGTTTTTGCATACACATCAATCTGAATATTGCTCATCGTCTCAGCACGGCCGCACAGCACATCGCCGCCGGTATCATAAAATGAAAAAACACACCACGGCGGCTGAATTCCAGGCTCATCCTGCGGAGCCACATACGGAAAAACCCTGCCCGGCAGCACCGGGTCAAGCAAAGAAAACAAATCAGATTCTTTCATCCGCTCAGCACCTTATCGATAGCCTGACTGAGTTTGCTCAGCGCCAGATCCGCGGCCTCATCTGCCTTACCGTCAAATGCCGGGCGGATAAATGGTTGTGGTGCCATTTTTGATGTACCGTTTTCCAGGAACCGCCAGTAAAACGCATTACGCGGATCGTCCGTTTTCAGTGTGTTATCACTGTTGGTTCCGGCGGCATTGGTTCCCCGGATGTACACACCGGAGACAACCTCACCTTTATAACGGCTCCGCTGACCGCCGGTAACGATATTACGCACTAACCTGCCGGTTCTGCGGGGTGCACTCTGCCGGACCTCATCCCGCAGCATATCCGCTGCCGCTTTCGTCGCTTCCCGCAGCACACGGGTATTTTCAGCCCGGCTGAGTAATTCCAGATCACGGGACAGTTCAGCAAAACCGGATAAATCCAGCCCCATATCAGCCATCTTTCACCCCCTGTTTACACAGCAGTTCCAGCCGGGTAAATTTCACATCCGGGATCACAGCCTGAATATCGTAGACCTGACCGCGATATACCATCCGGCATGCGGGATGAATATCCGGCCGGTACCGCATCCACACCCGGACAGTGATTTCTGACATTTCTGCTCCGGCGGTCAGCAGTTCCCTGCCGCTGACGGGTCTGACTTCCGCCCAGGTTACAACAACGGGCAACCACTGACTTTCACGCTGACCGGACGGCAACGTTACCCGCTCAGCACGCTGAAATGTGACCCGGTGCCTTAATCTTCCGGCCTGCATAGCACCTCCTTACAAATTTATAAACCTGTACGGGTCAAGCAACAGGTAGAAACCCGCCGGTATTGCTCCGCTTTCCCGTGACTCATAGAGACTGCCGATACAGATCATCAATGCCAGCTCAATATCAGCAGAAACAATCAGGCCATCGGGGTCGCTCTCCGGAATGTTACTGTCATACAAATTGCGGTTAATGTAATTTTCAGCCCGCTTTTTTGCCGCCTGAAGATAGATCAGGAGTAATTCATCTTCCTGATCATTATCCTCATCGATACGGCACTGCATTCTCAGTTTTTCGAGTGTCGGTAACGGCATGTTTCCCCCATACCTGCGGCCACGCCGGACCGCAGGCACAAAAAAACCGCAGTTAAGCGGCGTATCGGGTTAAGACCGGATTACTTTGCTGCAGCTTTGGCCACCAGCGCCTTAATCGCGGAGGTGTCTTCCAGGCAGCAGTCAAAGCGGTGAAACGCGAGGAACGCAGTCTGGTCATATTCTGCATAACGCTCCACCAGACGCTTCAGTGTCATATAGGTGACACGGCGGACAATGAAGCGATCGAAGTCACCACAGAAGATAAACTTCTTGCCGGTTTCCATGCTGTCGATAGCCTGATCCACAGCATACTGCATACCCAGAATGGTCGAAGGTGCCACGCCGGTGATTTCCGGCAGCCACAGCGGACGCTTATTACCGTCTTCCATTTCCGTGAGCACTTTCAGGGTACTGTCATTAAAGGCCAGCCGGAATTTCGGGTTGTTACGGTAAGCCGGGTCAATGGCGTGTTTCAGGGCATTAATATCTTTCCAGGTGAATGAGGCAGAGGCATCGACCGTGCCGGTAACGGATGCGTCCAGCCCCTTCGGCTGCACCGGAGTACCTGCGCCGGTGCCTTTCACCAGATATTTAGCCTCACCGCGTCCGATACGCTGCGCAATACGGGCTGCGAGGTAGGATTCAATATCAATCCCGCTGTCCTGCAACAATTCATTGGATACACGGATAATTTTGGAAGACAGTTTTTTAGCGCCGAGAATGGCAGTCCCGAATTCCACATCCTGTTCGCTGGCTGCGGTGTTTTCACCCAGCAGTTCACCCTCTTCCGCTGTGCCGTCTGATGTTGACCAGGTAATATCCTGCCCGTTTGAAGTTGTCAGAATCTGCGAAATGCCTGCAATGCCGCCATAGGCTTTCATCTGATCAACGACTTTATTCAGCATCTGAACGGGTACAGTGTAGCCCCCCTTTTCATCCGGGGATGTCCCCTGCGCACGCAGCTCTTTCACAGCCTGGCGCTCTTCTGCCGTCAGTTCACCGAAACCATGACGGAGAAAACGGTCAAATGCTGCCTGACGGCGCTCTGCGGCTTCGCTTTCCGGATTACCGTTCTGTTTTCCGCGCTGTTCGGGCTCTTTGTCATCCACGAAGGTCTGATCTGCCGAGCGCAGTTCCTCTTCGCGGGTGATCTGCTCATTCAGGCGGTCAAACTCAGTTTTGGCCTGATTCCACTCGCCGCGCTGCTCTTCGGTCATGACACCGTCACCGACTTTTTCATGGATAGCGCGCATTTCGGTGGCGATAGTATTACGTTTTTGTTTTAATTCATGAAGTTTCATAGAGTTACCTTATGCATTCATTAATGTAAGAAGACGCTCACGCGCCAGTTTTTCATTGATAGCTTTGGCTAAACCGCCGCTGTCGCGTGCTTCTTTCCACGCTTCCATTGACCGCACCGTTGAATTCGCGGCCTGATAAGCCGGATAAGTCACCGGACTGACATCATACAGACGGGATATTTTGTGAATTTCCCGGACAACCATGCCATCATCATCCTGGTACCAGTCATCACCATTCACCGCCACACTGAACGCGAATGAACTCTGATTGACATCCCCGCGCAGCATAGGGGCAATAACCAGATCGCGGATAGTCTGTGTATCCGGCGCGGTAATGTCATAAACCAGCCCCTGCTCTGTGATACTCAGGGATAACGTCCCGGAAGAGGACCGGCCGAGGATATAATTGCGGTCATGGTTAAACAGCCCGCGCACATCATCATTCAGCACATCGTCAAATGCGCCGGGTTTGATAATTTCACGGAATCCCCACATCGGCTCTGACAGGGAATTAAACACCGAGGCCAGTCCGATAATGTGGGTCGGCTTGTCCTCTTCGCCCGGCGCGGCCCGTACCTCTCCGAGATAGCTGCGGGTTTCTCTTTCATTACTGCTCATCTTTTTCACCACCTTTTGATTTACTGCCGGCAGGCTGTGCCGCGTTAACGCTGACCAGCATTTCATCCAGTCCGTCAACCGGGTTCATGTCTTCAAATGCCCTGGCCTCGTTTCTGCTCATCCAGCCGTCAGTGATGGCAAAATGGTAGAACTCCGCCCGTTCTCTTGATGTTCCGCGCAGCAGTCCGGCAAGGTTAAACCGGGCATAGAACCCGGCGCGGCGCTCCTGCCGGGTGAACAACCGCCTGTTAAGCTCCTGTTCCCAGTTCACCACCCACGGCATAACTGTGTGCCGGACAAACTGAATGGACTGCTCGGAGATATTGGAATACGTGGCTTTTTCCAGGTCGTTGATCATGTGGGCCGGTACGTTGAATATTCCGGCAATCATGGACCGGTTCAGTTTCAGCATGTCGATCAGCTGGGCGTCTACCGGGGAGACGGTCAGGGCTTTGTAATCCAGTTCAGCCGGTAACAGCATGGTTTTGTTTTCCTGACTGCGCAGCGCTGCAGACGCTTTCTGCCACATTGATTTAAGGCGTTCCCAGCCTTTTTCCTGCAGCTCCCCTTTCACTGAGACGATACCGGCAGGACGGGCGTTACCGCCGAAGAAAGAACTGGTGTATTTCTGCCCGGACATCCCCATGCCGATGGTTTCCGCATGCTGTACTATCGGGCTGATCCCCATCCGCTGGTTATTACCCAGCGCCCGGATATGGATCATGTCATCCGGGCTGACCGCAAAATTACCCTGTTCGTTATAAACTCCGTAGGTATACCGGCCGCCGGTGTTAAGCAGTGCGGTTTCCCACGGCATACAGGCTTCCAGGTTGGTCACCTCACCGCGACTGTTACGGATCACCTGTGTGTAGCCGTTTCCCCAGCCGAGAATGTGGCGCTCTTTGGTTTCCCGCCATTTATAGCTGGTCTGCCATTCGTTCGGCTCATCGTGAACAAGGTGGAACACAGGATGATCGCGGGCAGTCTCAACCTTATCGCCGGTTTTGCGCATCACATGCAGCGGCATCTGTGCAATTGAGGAAGAAAGAACATAAATACAGGCATATACAGCAGCCAGTTTCATCGAGGTTTCCGGGCTGACATAGACATCCGCTTTAAACAAGCCGTCAGTATCAACGGAGTCCGCACTGATGGGTACCGCCGGATTCTCAATACTGGTCGGTGTATCGCGGAATAATGCATCAAGAAGCACGTTTCCTCCTCATGGCCACAGCCAGTGAATAGATAACCATTGCTGACCCGCCAATCACCAGGGAATCCGGCAGGCCGTATTTCAGGTAACAGCCTGCCAGCACCGCGCCGAAACCTGTCAGGGCAGTGAGATCAAGAAGTATATTTTTCATAGGAATAGAATTTCTTCGTCAGGATCCAGAGAGGAAAGGAGGTCAGAACCGCCGCCACCATTCACCATCTGGCGTGATTTGGCAGTAAACAGGGCAGATGGGCCATCGATTTTGTTTTCCGGTGTCGATTTATTCGGAAAAATGTTGTCGTTTTTGTCCGGTTTTACGGTCACGTTCGACATCATCCAGGACATCACCGGGTTATGATCGTGGTGAAATTTCCCGGAATACACATCGGCCTGAACAATTTTCATCGCTTCAGACAGGTTTTTCACCGTCTGCGCAACTTCCACCAACGGGATACCCTCTTCCGCCAGGCGGCGGGAGAACTGGACTGCGCTCCACGGATCAAAACCGAGCTCACGCAAGTCCTCACCCTCACACCATGCCAGAATGTCGGCTTTGATAATGTCATGGTCAACAACCTCACCGTCAGTCAGCTCAAGATAACCGGCAGCCCCCCACTTACGGTACAGTTCGGCAATATGCTTAGGTGCGGTGTCTATCCGGCCTTCCGGCAGCCAGAATTTGCACTTGATATGAGTCTGTCCGTGATTGTCTTCGTATACCTTAATCGCTGCGGTTACATCGATTTTATTCGACAGGTCAACACCGACCCAGACCGGATAGTTCTTCAGTTCATCATCCGGCGCATTCTCCGGGCAGCAGTCCCATTTTCCTGAGTCCATCCAGATCGACTCCGCGTTAACCCACATATTGAGGTGTTTGGTCAGAAAGTTAGGCCGGGCGGCAATCTGCTCTTTGGCTTTTTTTGCCAGGCGACGCATATCATCAAAGCGTTTACAGACACCCAGCCCCGGATTAGCTTTTATCCAGATGCTTTCATCAAACGGATCATCATCTTCATCCGGCGTGTAAATTGCCGCGAAAAAGGTGTCATCCTCCACCACGCCCCGCAGCACCTTGATGGCGTAATCCCGCAGTTCGTAGCAGATGCCCTCGCGGTTAAATCCCGCTGTAGTGATCGCAAACAGCAGGGATTGCAGACGGGCACCGGTCGCGGTTTCCAGCACATCCCACACATCACGGGTTTTGTGGGCGTGAAGTTCGTCCACAATACCGCAGTGAATATTCAGGCCGTCGAGGTTATTTGCGTCGCTGGACAACGGCTCAAACTTGGATGCGGACCGCTCCTGGTAAATCGCCAGCTTATTAAACTCAAACAGGCGGCCGAGTGAGCTTTTGGCCTTTTTGATCATGTTTTTCGCATCTTCAAACACGATACGGGCCTGGTCACGGGTGGTGGCCGCCGAGTAAACCTCGGCACCACCTTCACCGTCAGCACCGGTCATGTACAGACCGATGCCTGATGAAAGTGTGGATTTTGCGTTTTTACGCGCCACTTCGTTATAGGCTGTCCGGAAACGGCGAACCAGTACCGGATCGCCGTCATCGTCGTACTGAGCCTCACCGCTGAGCTCATCAACCAGCGGGATCACGAAACCAAAGATATTAATCAGAATAAAGGTATGCCACGGCATCAGCTCTATCGGCTTACCTGCCAGTGCCCCTTTGACGTGCGGGACAAACTGGTAAAAATCAAGAATATGCCGGGCGCGTTCTTCAATGAAAAAGATGTCGCGTTCAGGGCCACGCTCCAAATCATCAAGAAACCGCTGACACGCCAGGCGTATCAGTTCGCCCGTAACTATTTCTCCGGCAACCACCTGTTCGGCGTACCGGATCCCATCTGCTACGGTTGCCATTCATCATTTGCGCTTTTTCATAAATGCCTCGAAAGGGTCTTCTTCGGCTGGTGTGTTAATCGTTACCTTCGATCGGGCTGCCGGGGTCATACCGAACTCGGAGAGCATCGCGCGGAGCCGTTTCCATGCATCAGCTTTCATTGCCGCCGCGGGGTGCGCTTTTATCAGTGGACCGCCATCACTCTGTGTTGTGTAGGTGTAGCCTTGTTCGTCCAGCGTATCGCAGTGCTGGCGGTATTCGGTGTACGCCTCGATCAGCAGCTCCAGTGCTTTGGCATCCATCGAACTCATGACACCCATCGCATTGAGTTCTTCACCTATCCGCTTAAACCAGTATTTCCCCTGCTTAGTAAAATGTTTCGGTGTTGGGGGTACCCCTGAAGGCGGTTTTGGTTCTTTTTTATTGATCGGACGTTTTGATGGGTTACCCCTGACCAAACGCAGGTGTGACGGGGTTTTCGGCGGTCCCGGCATAATCGTTTTCTCCTGTTAATACCCCTCCGGAGATCCCGGAAAAAAGTTTTCTAACCTGCGGCGATGTGAAAAGAGGTAAGGCGGCGGTCCTCTGGCGGTAAGGCGGCAGAGATTTAGCCTCCCCCTCCCCTGTGCGTTGTGGCGTGTCAGACGTGGTTACGTTCCGTCGCCGTCTTGCGGTAATGACAGGGCCAGCACAGGCTTTGCAGATTACTTTCCGCATCGGTTCCCCCATGTGCCTTGGGTGTGATGTGGTCGACTGTCTTTGCCTCAGTTGCCCGACCTTCACGTAGGCACTGCTGGCACAGGTGCTTATCTCTGCCCAGCACCACAGCACGCAACCGGCTCCACTTGGTACCATAGCCGCGTTCGTGACGGCTCTTACCCTGCTGGTGGTTCTCCCAGCCTGTATTGCGATGTTCTTCGCAGTATCCGCTGCGGTCGGTGGTTGTCTTTGCGCAGCCGCGTTTGCGGCACGCGCGGGGTATACGTGGTGGCATCATATCCTCCGATTACAAAGCCCGCTCATTATGAACAGGCTTTATGATTGGTTTATGCCGTCTCTCCGGCTGTCACGCCCTTTATTCTCCAATAGCTGACGTTGCTACTCACACCATGAACAATGGCTGGATTCGTCGTTTTTGATTCTCCCTACGCACTCATCGCACAAGGTGGGCGGGTCATAGTTAACGCAGAGAGACTGCGACAACGCTGCGCATAAAAAACACATAAGTCATTGATTGAGGTATTAGGCACTACAATTGGAGAACAATCACGTTACTCCACTTAATGGAACCTATGGAGGAACTGCAGATGTTTCATATTATCGAGGTACTACTGAAATGTATTTTGGCTTTTATTGTGTACAAATTGCTGATTAAGACCCACCCTGAACATGCTATAACCCTCGCAGTTTTAATTCTTAAGCTTTAACCTCTCCGCTTCTATCTCCCGTATTGCCCGCTTATCGTGGTTTTCCGTTACAGAACTACAGCACGCAACCGGTCCCACTTGGTACCATAGCCGCGTTCGTGACGGCTCTTACCCTGCTGGTAGTTCTCCCTGCCTGTATTGCGATGTTCTTCGCAGTATCCGCTGCGGTCGGTGGTTGTCTTTGCGCAGCCGCGTTTGCGGCAGGTGCGGGGGATGTGAGGGGTATTGTAATTTCTCTTTAACTTATAAAAAATCTGCTCGGCGGAGCTTATAGATGCCCTTGATTTGTGATGGACTACAAATAAAAAAACAACAGGTTAGTTATCTTAGATACCTAAAGTTAGATAGTCATTAGTAATGGTATTAATTTATTTCAACTATATTTTTACTCTACTAACATTGAAGAGGTCGGTTATGAAATACAGAATTACATATATGTTAAAATCACAAAATATATCAGGTACATATGATTTTGTTGTAGATGACATCGATGTTGATATAGAAAACGATAGTGAACTATTTGATTTGGTTCTAAGAGACTCTGCCAAGTACCATCAGTCAGGCACATGCTCCGTAAATATCACTAACACAGAACCTGTTGAATAATTTTTAGGCGAGTATATTCTCGCCTCATTTGTAAATAATGCCCGCATCAACTTCTCTGATTTTTCTCTTATCAAGGTTAAGTTTTCTGATTTCTCTCTGCATCCGCTTTCCGGATATTAATCAACTGCCCGTTCGCTTTTTCCAGCGCCGTCAGCAGTGGCTCTATCCACTCAACCGCCTGGCAATATGTCAGTCGGCGGGAGGTAATGGCGCCAATACCGGCTGTGTCAGTGATGCCGGAAGCTGAACGCATTGATGATTCGCGGATGGCGTAGACGTGGCTGAGCAGCCCGTCAGAAACAGACTGAGGAATATACAGATTACAGGTCGGCTCTTTCCGGATAATGGTACGGTATTCAATCTGCTTCTCCTGTGATTTGGCCTCTGCCTGCATATTCCGGCTGGCGTTTGCGGCGGCGGCATGGTTAAAGATATCGATACTGGTGTAGGCGTTGTCAATCAACTTTTGCTGGTCAGTGATAACCTTATCTTTGTGCTGCCCTTCTGATTGTTCGGCTGACAGCATGCTGAACATCCACAGACCGAAAAACAAAACAGCCCACACCCACCCGTTAAGTAATATCGTGATTGCCTTTTTCATGGTGCTTCACACTCATAATGAATCACACCATCCAGCGAATTGCCCGGCAGCGGCTTACAGTAATTCGGGAGTGAATACAGATAACAACCCGCCAACAGAGCAGTAGTCAGCAGGATGATAGCAATGATGATCAGTGTTAAAGGGTTCCGTGGCATACCGCTTTCTCCGTTTCGCGCCGGTTAATCAGCCCCTGCCACTGCTTACCACCGGCAAATGTCCAGCGTTTCATTTCGTCACAGGCACCCGCGATATCACCGGCATTGAGTTTCCGCAGCATCGTGGAACGCGAGAACGCACCGGGCCCTACGTTATAGACA